GTGCGACGTGCTCGTGGCGGTGAACCTGCTCCCGGACTCGGAGATCGACGCCCAGTCGATGCTCCAGCTCGCGGGTCAGGGCGACGCCACGTGGTTTCGCTACATGGTCCGCCAGTCCGATCCCGCAAAGCACAAGGAAGCGCTGGACGCCGGCCTGCTGCTGGCGCGGTCGCTCAAGGTCAGCTGGATCTACCGCGTAGGCGCGGCTGACGTCCTGACCCCCGATGGCGAGACGTCGCTCCGCGAGATCACGCTTGCGGTCGCGACGGCGTCGCTGCGCGGGATCCGGGCGGCCGACGGCCACGTGCGGCTCTGGCGGTGCTGGATGCAGGCGCTGCACTTCGATGGTCACGCGGACTGTCCGCTCGAGATCGAGCGCGCGCCGTCGGAGTTGCGCACGCTTGACCGGCGCTTGCAGTACGACGACGCGCGGGTGCAGGTGGTGCGGTGATTGCGGTCGCCGCCGTGGCCGTCGTCGCGTCGGCCGCGGTACTGGCGTCCATCGCGGCCCTGTACATCGCGCTCACCGTCGACCAGCTCCCGCACGGCGCGACGGTGAGCGCCCGGGTGGTCTGGTATCACGGCCGCGTGCTCGCCCTGCTCGGGCTGCTGATCGTCGATCTGGCGATCCTGTCCCTCCTGCTGTGGGGCGTGGCCGGGCTCGCCATGCAGATCGGGCGTGTCTTCGGGGCGCACTGACCGGGACCTGAAAGGGGGGCGCATGGGCGCGACGACGAAGCGACGGAACCGCGGAGGCCGGCCGAAGCGCGTGAAGCTGGAGCAGCGCATGTACACCATCTCGGACATCGCCGATCTCATCGGCTGCTCACGCGTCAAGGTGGCGCTCATGGTGCGTGACGGCACGTTCAAGACGGCCAGGCTGGTCGGGCGGCTGTGGCTAATCAGCATCGACGAGGTGAACACCCTGTGCCCGCCGCTCAGGCGCGGGTGATACGCTGACGGGCCCAAGGAGGCGACGATGACGCGATGGCGTGGGTTCGTACTCGTGACGTCCGCGGCGATGGTGCTGTCGGCATGCCTAGCTCCCTCGTTCACGCGGTTCGTCGACACGACGCCGGAAACAGCTCAGCAGTTGTACGAGCGTCTGCGCCCGCGGCTGATCGCCGACCCCGATCTCCGGGTCCTCGTAGACATGTCTGAGGTTTCGGCGCGCAACAGCGCCTACGCGGTGGTCGTGACGGTCGACGCCAAGCAGTGGGACAGCGCGTCCCTGGACCGACGCCGGTACGTCATGGAGGCGATGGGCCGACACCTCCGCGAAGTCTTCTACGCGGTCCAGCCGGAGCAGCCGCGGCCCAGCTTCACGGCGATGGTGCGAAACGACGCCGGGAAGTTCATCGGCTACGTGATGGTCGGCGGGGTCAACGACCGCGGCGTGCTGGTCAGAATGTGATCAGCGGCGGACGCGGAGGATCACTCGCACGCCACCGGAAGATCCCGCGCCACAAGGTCCCCGCGCTCCAGGCCAGCACGAAGGCCGCGATCGAGCGCTACGAGAACCAGGAGCGGCGACGGCCGATGATCGAGTGGTTCTCGTCGATCCGGGATCTGTTCAAGCGTCGCCGAGTGATATAGTCCGACAGCAGGCGCGTGGGACTGGGGATGCCCGGTCGCCGAAGGGTCCTGGTGAAGACCGGGGCCCTTCGTGTTTTCTACGCCGCACTCGCTGAGACGCTGACCGCTCGATCCCGGCAGCGCCACGCGGCCAGCACGACCGTCTCGCGCATCCCCGCCTGATCCTTCGCCACCGGGAACCCCCGCACGCGCCGGAGGACATCGTCCTGGCCGTGCTTGGCCACGAGCCGCTGGACGGCGACCCGGAGCCGTCGTTCTCGCTCCTCACGGGTCCAGAACACGTCGCTGGTCGCCATCGAGTAGAGCCGCGACACCATCGCCATGCAGACCTCCGCCCGCGAATGATTGGCCCGAGTGGGTCCAGCGTACCACGCGGAGCCCCTACCCTTTGTGGGGGTTTCCATAGGTTTCTACATGGTATTGGGTGTGCAGCAACTTCCCCACGAGACGGACCGCGTCCAGGCTGGGGACACCTTGCACCAGCAGGCGGCGTGCTTCGGGGGGAGGACGTCGCGGCCGGCGTTCCGTGCCGCGGACCCCCTCGTCTCTCTACCGAACACGGGAGCGCGGGCGTGCTGCTCGGTCTGAAGCCCGGCTCGACCGCCATGGCGCTGCCCACGGTGACGCTGGCGCGCCGCGAGCGCGACGCGCTCACGGTCGGGATGGCGCAGATCCTCGGCGCGATGTCGGCCGAGCAGCCGATCCCGCGGCCGTCGCACTACCTGGAGCTGGAGCGCCAGTTCGGCCTCTCGGCGTGGGTGTGGATCTGTCTCGCGCGCCGCTACCGCGATCTCACCTCCGCGCCGATGCGCTTCATGCTGGACACCGGCGACGGCTCGCCCGAACCGCTGAAGCCGGATCACCCGCTCGAGAAGCTGCTCGGCAAGAACGGCGCGCCGAATCCGTGGATGACGCCGGCCCAGCTGCTGGGCATGGTCGACGTCTACGAATGCCTCGTCGGCAATGCGTTCTGGATCAAGTTCCGGAACCGGCCTGGGGGCGAGGTGCTGGAGCTGTGGCCGGTCAACCCGGTGTCGATGCAGATCTGGTCGCACCCGGATCGGTACATCGGGCACTACGAGCTCTGGCACTACGGCCGGTCGTGGAAGTTCGCGCCCGAGGACGTCATCCACTTCGCGCTGCCGAACCCGCTCTCGTACATGAACCAGGCGCTGCCGTCGCCGTGGGGCACGGGGGCGATCGAGGCGGGGTACCAGCTCGTCGCGACGGACAACGAGGCGGTGCGCTGGAATCGCTCGCTGATGCGCAACGACGGACGCCCGACCGGGATGCTGGTGTCTGATCTCGACATCTCGCCCGAGGACTCACAGCGCGCGTCCGACGAGTACCGCCGCGTGTTCAGCGGGCCCGACCGGGCCGGCCGCGTGCTGGTCACCGGCAAGAACCTGAAGTACGTCCGGCTGGCCGACACGCCCAAGGAACTCGACTACGCGAAGACGATGATCCGGCTCCGGGAGGAACTCCTGGCGCTCCTGGGGCTCAACTCCGCGGTGCTCGGCTTGGCCCAGGGCGACATTGGCCGCCGCCGCGAGCAGATGCAGTCGTACTGGGAAGACACCATCGTCTCGACGTCGCAGGCGTTCCTGTGCCCGCCGATCACGCGGGGACTCGCGCACGCGTTCGACGTGCGCATCTCGGCCGAGCAGGACTTCTCGGACGTCCGGGCGCTCCAGGAGAACGAAGACGAGCGATCGAAGTACGTCCGCTCGTACTGGGAGATGGGTGTCCCGTTCGCGGCGCTGAATGATCGGTACAACCTGGGCTTCGAGCCCTTCGAGGGCTGGGAGCTCTCGTACGTGACCGCCGGCGCGGAACTGGCGACGGCCAAGCCCACCGAGCCGACCAGCCCGATCCTGCCGAATCCGGCCGATCCGACCGCCGATCCGGACGACGAGCGCACCGACCCCGATCCGGACGACGACGATCAGGACGACGACGACGACCGCGACGACGATGACGGCGGCGCGCCGGTCCCGGTGAAGGTCTAATGCTGGCCACCGAGTCGGCCATGGCGCGGTCGATGAACGTGGTCCACGCGTTCTTCGACGCCTATCAGGACGACGCGCGGTGGAAGGCGATCGACCGCGGCCTGGCCGTCGTCGAGACGCCGTTTCAGACGGCGGTGTTCCGCGCGCACATGACGGCGATCGAGGTGCTCAAGGAGCATCTCGCCGCGCTGGGCATCTCGGCCGCGCTGGTCGTCATGGAGGCCGTCCTGCGGCGCCGGCTGATCGGCGCGTGGGCGGCACACCTGCCGAGGATCCTGCGGCACGGGTGGGAGCGCGGCGTGCGCGACATCGATCGCGCGATGGCGCGCCGCTCCAAGCTCGTGCTGGTCGCCAAGGCGATCGATCTGCCGTTCGATCTCGAGTGGCCGGCGCTCAAGGAGTACCTGATCGACCGTCCGCTCAAGTACGGGGCGCTGATCACAGCGACGACGGTCCAGAGGTTCCGCGAACTCATGGTGGCGGCGACGGCCCGCGGTGAAGGTATCGACCAGATCACGCGGGAAATCGTGCGCGAGAAGCTGCCGGGCATCGCGCGTCAGCGGGCGGAAACGATCGCGAGGACCGAGGTCATCAGCGCGTCCAACGCGGCGGCGCACGCGAGTTACCAGGCGTCGAAGGTCGTGGGCAAGAAGAAGTGGCTCCACACGCGCGACCAGCGGACGCGGGACACGCATCGCTACTCCGGCATCGTGCCGGTCAAGGACCCGTTCGTGCTGCCGTCGGGTGCGCGATTGATGTTCCCGGGCGACGGAAGCTTGGGCGCGCCGGTGAAGGAGCTTGCGAATTGCCGATGCGCGATTGCTCCGGTCGTCACGTCGAGGGCGGCGTGAGGAGGAACGGATGAGTCAGACGATCGCAGCGCCGGCTTCTTCTCCGCGCAAGCTCATCATCCCGGCGCGAGCCGCGAAGCTTCTGAACGCGGAGACGCGGACGGTGGAACACGTCATCACGTCGTACACCGTGGATCGCGACGGCGACGTGGTCATTCCCGGCGGCGTCGACTACAGCGAGTTCATGCAGAACCCCGTGGTGTTCCTGAACCACAAATCCTTCGCGGAGCCGCCCATCGGTCGGTGTGTGGGGATGATGCCGTCCGACCAGGAGATCGTCGCGCAGACGCAGTTCGCCGGCCTGGACCAGATGCATCCGCAGGCCGAGATGATCTATCGGCTGTATCGCGACCACTTCATGAAGGGCTGGAGCATCGGATTCATCCCGCGAGAGAAGTCGCCGCAGTCGGTGCTGCCCGGTCAGTGGGGGGTCACTATCCTGACGTCCTCACTTCTGGAGTACTCGGCCGTCGGGATCCCAAGTAACGCGTCCGCACTGATGCGGGCGTGCAAGGCGTACGGCCTGCCGGACGGTGCGACCGAGCAGGATCTCTACGAGGAGATCATGGGGCCCACGAAGAAGTGGTGGGATCTCATGGCGCCGATCTTGGCGACGCCGGAGCCCAGCGTGAAGGCGCCGACGCCGATGATCACCAAGGGCGAGGTGCACTACCCGCTTCGCTGGAATCCGGCGCTGGACAAGGCGTTCGATGCGGATCGGGTGTACGAGCCGTCGAGCGTCGAGATCGCCATCGCCGCCGAGTTCCTGGGGGTGCCCGTCAAGCTGATCCGCGAGACACGCAGCCAAGTCCCGTCGGTGCGGATGGGCTCGTGGCTGACCGCGCTCGACGAGCAACTGGCCGCGGACTGGACGACGGTCGACCTCCGCAACTTCGACTACAGCGGCAAGGAAACGCCGCCGGTCTACAAGACGATCCAGCTGAACTCGACGAAGCACGACGAGTTCCTGGTCAACGGCCTCCGGTGCCTGGAGGCGAAGGACGGGAGCGGACGGCGGATGCTGCTCGACGTCACGCCCACGTGGTGGGGCCTCGCCGCGACGGAATACGCCGTCGAAGGCAAGGCGACGAACCTGATCCCGAAGACGTGGACCCGGGCGCACGAGCTGAAGTTCCTGAAGGGCGAGGCGTTCTCGCTGTCCGGCGACTTCATCGCGAAGACGGACGAGACGTGGGGCCAGGTGTTCCTGCCGGCCGCGATCGAAGAGCCGATGCAGCGCGTGGTGGGGCACGTCAACGCCAAGGGCGGCTCGCTGCCGAACCGCGGCGTGATTCTGATGGGGCCGCCTGGCACGGGGAAAACGCTCCTCGGTCGCGTGATGCGCAACACCGCGGAGGCCACGTTCATCTGGCTCTCGGCGCGTGACTTCCACTACTCGGGGGCCGTCGGCGGCATCGTCGAAGCGTTCGAGCTCGCGAAGGAACTCGCGCCGTCGATCTTGTTCTTCGAGGACGTGGACAACTGGCTGACCGATCACAGCCAGGACCTGATGAAGACCGAGATGGACGGCATCAGCCAGTACAAGGGCGTCGTGACGGTGATCACGACGAACTTCCCGGAGCGCATCCCGAAGGCGCTGATCGACCGTCCGGGCCGGTTCCACGACGTGCTGCAACTCGGTCTCCCGGACGAGGCGGTGCGCCGGCGGATGCTGGAGCGCTGGCTGCCGGATCTCGAGCCGGCGGATGCGGACCGCGCGATCGAGGCGACGAAGGGCTACTCCGGCGCCCACGTGCGGGAGCTGGCGAACTTCGTTGAGGTGCTGCGTGCCGACGACGGGCTGACGCTCTCCGCGGCGCTGACGAAGGCGCTGGAGAAGATTGCCGCGCAGCGCGACCTGATCGACAGCGTCCAGCTGGGCGGCAGCCGCTACGCGTTCCCGAAGAACCTCGCGGACATGGCGGCGAAGGCGGTCGCGTGGGGGACGTCGACGATGGTCACGAAGGGGAATGGTGCGCCCGCGGACAACACGAGAGTCGTAAAGACGACGGTCGTCGCCGGCAACGCCGGGGTGCCGAAGATCGACGCCGCATCGCCGTGGGACTGGCGGCAGGCGGTGACGGACCTGAAGACGTGGGCCACGAACGAAAAGGACGGGTTCGTGCCGGGCAAGTACGCCCGCGGGTTCGCCGTGTACGACGCCGAACGGGCCAACGATCCCGAGGCGTACCGATTCGCGCACCACGTCGTGGAGCACGGTGCGCTGAAGCAGCATCTCGGCGGCACCGTGCAGGCGATGAGCGTACTGCTGCGAGCCCACCACGACACGGCCCCGGTGAACGAGGTGCTGTCACCGGACGAGCGTCAGGCGATTTACGACCACCTGTCGCCGCACCTCCGCGCCTACGACACGGCGCCGCCGGAGTTCCGCTCGTACACCGTGGACGAGTGGGGCGCGCTCACGGCGTGGTGGGCGAATCCGCCGGCCACGAACGGCGAGTCGATCACCCGCACGAGCGGCGCCGTCACGGTCCGGGAAGTCATCGTGAACGACGAGCCGTTCCTGCACGCGGAGACGAAGCAGGACGAGCCCGACGTGGAGACGTCCGCCGTCGACGACGCGCGGATGTTGCTCCGCAGTGCGCTGAAGGATCTGGCCGGCCTGCTGGACAAGGCCGCCGACGACGACGAGGCCGTGATCCTCGGGATGATCGACGGCGTCGTGACCTGTCTGCAGTACGGCCAGGCGCTCGACGACGAGGACGCGCAAGAGATCGAGGCGGTCGCGAAGCTGCTCGCCGACCTCGAGACGAAGGGGCGTGTCGGGACCGCGGTGGCGCACACCAAGCTCCGGACCGCGCATGGGATGGGCACACACATGCTGCGGATGGTCAAGGAAGTCGCCGCCGCGATCGAGACGTCCATGAAGCCGAAGGACCCGAAGCCGGAACAGGAGAAGGAACCGTCGCCACCGCCACAGAAGGGGCTGGACCTGGCGGGCGTGACGGCCGCCGTGCGCAGGGGCGTGGAGCAGGCACGCGGTAGCGAAGCCACGAACGACGCGCATGCGCGGTGAGTCCGCGCCAAGGGGAACCAGCATGAAGACCAAGGATCAGGCCACGATCGACCAGCTGTCGGGTCGGCCGACCATCGCGGGCGGGGCGCCCGACGAGCCGGCGGCCGTCACGCTCGAAGCCATCCAGGGCATCGTCGCCGGAGCGCTGAAGCCGCTCGAAGACGGAGTCAAGGGTGCCCGCGAGATCGCCGAGAAGGCGCTGGCCGAGGCGTCGAAGAAGCCGACGGTCAGCTACGCGCCGCGCGGGTTCTTCGGCGGCGGGCTGTACGAGCGCGGCGACGCGCCCGCGTACGTGCGGCCGGAGAACCTGGGGGACCAGCCGTACTCGGTCGCCAAGGCGATCCTGAGCCGGCACACCGTCGACGCGTTCCGCAAGGAGGCGCCGCTCGAGCACCACGTCAGCGAGGAGCTGATCAACCTCGGCTTCCGCCAGGAGTACGGCGGCATCCTCGTGCCGCTGTCGGTCAGCCCCGAGTACCTGCCCGACATCTCGGAGCGGGCGAGCAAGCTGATCAAGCTCCTGCAGCACGCCTACCAGATGCCGGACGTGGACCCGTACGAGATGCGGGCCATGGCGCAGCCCTTCATGGCGAAGGGCATGGCGTGGCACGGCAAGGCGATGGACCCGTTCGACGACATCAACGGCGGCTCGCTGCTGCCGTTCCCGATGCGCGGCGAACTGATCGACTTCCTGCGGCCGGCGACGGTCGTGGGGCAGGCCGGCGCGCAGCAGATCTCGATCCCGCCGGGCGGCATCTACTGGCCGTCGGAGACCGGCCGCACCACGTTCTCGCGGCGCAAGCCGGGCTCGCAGACCGCCATCACCGCGAGCCAGCCGACGACCGGCTCACTGAAGATGACCCCGAAGGAGATGGCGGGGCTGGTCAAGATCCCGAACCCGCTGCTCCGCTGGTCGATGCCGGCGGCCGAGTCGCTCGTGCGCCGGGCGCTGGCGATGGACTCCGAGCTGGCGTGCGACCTGGACCGGCTCGAGGGTGAGGGCGGCACGGACTCGATCCTCGGCATCATCCGGCAGCCGATGTCGGTGGCCGAGACGCCGACCGCGGACAAGGTCACGCTGCACGTGGCCAAGACGACCGGCAACGATGGCAACACGTTCGAACCCGAGGACCCGGGCACGATGCTGGGTCTGGTCGAGGACGCACCGGACATCAACGGCGCGACGGCGTTCCTGATGCGCGGCGGCATGTTCTGGGCGCTGTCGAACCGTCGCGCGGACGCCGGGCAGACCGGTGACGCCAAGGGGCCGTTCATGTTCCCCTTCACCCGCGGCCAGATGGGGCAGGCCGTGCAGAAGGATCTGCTGGGCAAGCCGGTGCTCACGTCGCCCCAGATCGTGCGCACCCGGCGCAAGGGCAACTCGACCAACCTGACCTACGTCCTGACCGGCAACTTCAACCGCGTGGTCATCGGTCGGCTCGGGGCGCTGGAGATCGCGGTGTCCACCGAGCGCGCGTTCGAACTCAACGAGACCTGGATCCGTGCGGTGTCGTATGACGACATGGTCATCACGCACCCGCAGTCGCTGGTCTTCTGCGACACGTTGGTCCAGGCGTGAGCGTGACGGTTACGACACTCGTACGAGACAACGCCGGGGCCTCGGGGCCCCGGCTGGCAGTGGTGAAGACGGACACGAGAAGGAGAACGCGATGACCACCTCGATCTTCGACTTCCTGCGGAACACGGTGCTGAAGATGTCGCTCGCGCCGGCCGCGCGGACGGCGAACACGACCGTCACCGGCGTCGGCGTCGACCTGCAGGACTGCATCGGGCAGCCCTTCGCCATCCTGGACGTCGGCTCGGTGACCGACGGAACGTTCACGTACGCCATCCAGGAATCGCACAACGACAACACCGGCGACGCGTCGCGAGCCGCGGATCCCTACGCCGCGGTACTGTCGCTCACGCCGCCGACGGGGTTCGACTCGCCGACCGCGAACACGCCGCAGGTCATCAACTTCGAGCGCACCAAGCGGTGGGTGCGCGCGACCCAGACGCTGGCCGGTGCGACCACCGGCGGCACGACCGGCATCCTGCTCGGCGGCGAGAAGCGCCGGGTCTGATCGGACACATGCACGCTCCCGGTGCAGTCTGTGTGGTGAACCGCGGCAAGGTGGGAGCTCGTACCTCTCACTTCGTCGCGAACGCCATGCTGCCCGCCGGCTCGCGCCGCGATCAGACGATCGAGGGCAACGAGCTGGCGTTCAACCGCAACCGTGCGGTGCAGTCGGTGCTGTCGTCTCCGGATCTCCAGTGGCTCTGTCTCGTCGATGCGGACCAGGCGCCGGCGTTCGATACCGTGCTGCGCCTGCTCGACACCGGCGCGCCGCTGGTGTCGGCCGTCGTGCTGGCCCGGCGGGAGCCGTGGCGGGTGTGCGCGTGGTTCGACGACGGCGAAGCGTTCCGGCGCGTGCGCCGACATGAGATCCCGCGCGACGGGGTCCTGGAGGTCGCCGCCGTCGGGACGGGCTGCCTCCTGATCCGTCGCGGCGTGCTGGAGGCGGTGGCGTCCGAGCGCTGGTTCCAGGTGGGCCAGATCAACCCGGAACTGTTGCAGGAGGACATCTACTTCTCGCTCCGGGCGGCCGAGGTCGGGTACCCGCCCGCGCTCGCGTGCGGGGTCCGCGTGCCGCACCAGTTCGAGGGCTACGTGGTGCTCGCCGACGACGGCCGGCCGTGCATCGAGTGGCCGGACGGCGCGCGCTCGAGCCTGAGCGGATTCGACGATGCCGAGGAGGTGAGGGCCCGTGGCGAAGACGAACGAGAAGGACGCGCGCAAGCCGCGCCCGTACCAGGACAAGCAACTCGATCCGAGGCTCGCGAAGACGAAGTGAGCGTGCCCGCGTTGCAGGGGGCGGCGTGATGGGCCACGGGATGGACCGCGGCGCGCTCTGCACCGTCTACCGCGACACCTTCGGGCCGGGGTTCCTGCGGCTGGTGTCGTTGGCGGACCTGCCGGACGACACGCCGCGCGACCCGATCACGATCCCCGGCAACGATCTGGCGCATCAGCGGAACCAGGCGATCCGCGACGCGGTCGAACGCGATCCCGCGTGCGCGTGGGTGCTGTTCTGCGATACCGACCAGCGCGTGAGCGAGCGTGACGTGCGGACGGCGGTCCGGCGGCTGCTCGACTGGCACGTCCCCGTCGTCTCGGCGCGGATTCATCAGCGCGCGGCGCCGTTCCACTACAACGCCTGGACGTCCGTCGTGCGCCGGCAGCGGCTGCTCGACGTCCCGCGGGGGCTCCCCGAGGACAGCAAGGACTGGCTGATCCCGGTGGAAGCGGTGGGCGCGGGCTTCCTGCTCGTGCGCCGTGAGGCGTGGGAGGCCGTCGGGGACCCGTGGTTCCGCGTCGGGCAACTCGACCCGGATCACGGGGCCGAGGACGTGGACTTCACCTACCGCGTGCACCGGGCCGGCCTGGGGGTGTACGTGGACGCGGGCCTCAAGGTCGGCCACGACGTGCGCGGCACGATCTGGCCCGGGGCCGATGGGCGCCCCTGGCTCGAGCTGCCCTACGACTTCTGGATGCCGTTGAAGCCGGAGGACTGAGCCGTGATCACGACCAAGGACGGCGCCACGATCCGCAACGGCTGGACCGGCGACATCATCATGCGGGCATCCGGCGAGACGACGGCGTTGACCGTCGCCACGACGGAAGAAAAGACCGGGTTCGGCGGCCTGAAAGAACTCGTGTTCGAACTCCAGGTGACCGCGGTCGACTTCACGGGGGGCACGACGCCGTCCGTGATCCTGCGCGTCTGGATTCAGCGCAAGACGCCGAGCGGCGCCTGGGACGATCTCCTGTCGTTCGCCACGGCGGCGATGTCGGAGTTCTCGGACGCGCCCAGCGCGGTCCGCCACGTGGCGGAGCACCGCTCGGCCGCGCCCGCGCTCCCGACGCCGGCCGCGGTGCAGGATGGCGCCGGGAATCCGCCGTACGCCTCGCGCGGCGGGTGGCACTCGGACGAGCTGCGCACGAAGAGCCAACTGGTGTCCGAGGGGGGCTCGCCGACGGCGCGCGCAGTCACGTGGTCGCTGGTCGCCAGGGGGCGCGTGTGACGGCTGAGATGCTCGCGAACGTCGGCGCCGTGGTCCTGTTCGTCCTGCTCGTCGTCTTCAGCGTCGGCGGCCTGTTGGGCTGCACGCGGGGGCGTCAGTGAGCGGCTATCTGATCACGGCCGAGGATCTGCGCGGCGAAGCGCTGCCGGACGACGGGCGGGCCCTGGACCTGGCCCTTCTGGCCGAGGAGTACATCGAGCGCGTGACCCGATTCCGGTTCCAGGCTCACGAGGCCGTGTTCGCGCTCGACGGCACCGGCGACGGGGTCCTGGGGCTGCCACAGCCGATCCTGTCGCTGACCAGCGTCATCGCCGACGGCGTGACCCTCGTTGAGGGGACGGACTTCGTCGCCTACAAGAGCCGGCCGCCCGGGCGTGATGATCGGCGGTACCCGCGGCTCGTGCGCAAGACGACCCTGACGGCGTGGCCGGATGACCCGGTCTCCGGGGCGATCTGGACGCTGGGGCAGCAGAACGTCGTCATCGACGGGACCTTCGGGTTCACGAACCAGATCGGCACCGCAGAAGTCGCGCCGCGCGAAGTGGTGCGGGCGGGGCTCCGACTGGTGGCGCTCGAGCTGGCCAGGATCGGCGTCGACGACGAGGTCAACGCGGCCAAGCTGCGCCGGTACCTCACGAGCTTCACGACGGGGCACCTGGAGGCGACGCTGAGCGATCTGGCTGTCTCCGGGGGCGAGAGCGGTGTCCCGGAGATCGACAAGACGCTCCGGGCCTACACCCACGCCGAGCGCGTGATCGTGTTCGGGGGCGGGTGATGAGCCTGACCGGGATGTTCGGGTCGCTCCATCGCGCGACGGCGGGCGCCACGGTCGGACGGCCGGGCGTCTACAAGGTCTTCCGCAGTTCGAAGCTGGACCCCAAGAGCGGGACGCGCGTCGAAGACCTGGTGTCCGTCTCGGTCCCGCAGGTGTTCCAGGGGACGGTGAGCAACCATGAGCGGGTCGATGGTGCGGGGGCGCCGCTCCAGATCGGTGACGTGACCTTCGAGTTCCCGGTCAGCGATCTGGCCGATGGGCTGTCCCTGACCCCGACCGGGCGGCCGTCGACGTCGGACCGCATCGTGGTCGGCGGCGTCGAGTATCGCGTGATCGACTGGCAGCAGATCAGCGCGACGCTGTACCGGTTCACGGCACGGAGGCGGACGTGACGACGCCGGTCGTGCTCCACGGGTCCGCGATGCGCGAGAACATCAAGCGCAGCGTCGACATGCACGTGGCCGCGTACGTCGCACCGGGGCTGCCGCGCGACGCGATCGACTACGGCGACCCGTCGTTCAACGAGAACGACCACGCGGAGTGGATCCGGGTGCATCTGCTGGGGCCACAGTTCCTCACGATGGGGCGCACGAAATCGGCCAGCGTCCGGCTCCAGGAAGTGCTGTACCGGCCGCACCTGAACCTCTACGTCAAGCCGTCCCGTCAGGTGATCGCGCACCGGATCGACCAGATGCGCGACCTGGTGTCGGCGGCGTTCCGCGAGTGGGGCGGCATCGTGATCTACGACCTGGTCGCCGATCCCAGCGGAAACACCGCGCTCGGCCAGATGCCGATTCGACGCGTGAACCTCGATGACCCTGTGACCAGCATCGACAAGTCCACCGGGTTGCCGGTGGAGGATCTCAGCCAGTGGGCGTACTCCGTCGACTGCCGATGGATCGAACGATGGGCGCCCTGATCTTGCCCGATGACTCTACGAGAGTCGTAAAGGAGGAAAGCTGATGCCCAACGAGCGTTCGTTCACGGTCCACGACGGAGTCCTCCGGGTCTACGACGGCACGCCGGTGACGCCGTTCTACATCGAACTGCCGTTCGTCGAGGCGGGCTTCAAGGGCGTGCTGGGCGCGGCACGGCCGGAGCAGCGGTACATCTCGAGCCGCGGTCGCGGGGAGAACTTCCCCGGCGCGAAGCACCACTACATCGAGCTGACCGACGAGACGGTGTTCGCGCCGCAGCCGGTGTCGTGGTCGATCCGGCTGCACAACGTCGACCCCAACTACCAGAAGTTCAAGGCGATGCTCAACCTCGCGTTCGACGCGACGTGGACCGTCGGCGGCAACCCGTGGGTGACCACCAAGGCGACCACGCAGCGGCTGTCCGGAGGCCGCAACCCGCGGCTGGTGACCACGCCGCCGTTCGCCGGCCAGCGCAAGCGGGCGGTCGACCTTCAGCTCCTGTGGACGGACCCGGACGTGGGCGGCGTCCAGCACATGGGCCACGAGTGGTGCGAGGTCTGTTTCGAGCCCAACGAGCAGAACTACGACGAGCAGGACGAGGGCGTGATGATCACGCTGGCCGGCAACGCGTATGGCCGCATCGGCGAGATCACCGCGTTCAGGACGGGCGCCGCGAGCTGAGGATGCGCACGAGACTCGTAACCGGGTGCGGCGTCGGTCCTGCGGAGGTTCGGCGCGCCGGGCGTCGGACCGTTACGGCGCCGATGACGTGCAGTCCCA